CGGGACAATCGTTCCTTCTGGTACTGCTCGGATAGTAACAGGTAACCTGCCTCCGTGTGTGTTAAGAATATATTCCCAACCTGCTCGGTTGAAAGGTTCTCCGTGGGCTGTGATGATAGCTTCTGCGACATCGATATCTTCCTTGGTGATCGGGGTAGTTAGGTACTCTTTGATGAACGCCTGAAGACCGAAAAATACAGTATCGTTCCACTGTCCACCTCGGGACTCAATGTAAGAGTATACATATTCAGTACCAGAAGGATACTGATTAAATTGACTGTATTTATACGAGTCGGAATTGAGAATGATGTTTTTAGTAAATGACATATAAAAATCCTTTATATTAATGTCTGCTCGGAGTCTATCTCTTTGCTGCTTAGTATTTATCTATTGTAACAGACTTTGTATTTAAAGTCAAGCGAATTCTACTAAAGTGACAGAACCACCTTGCGCATTTACCCGGACAGCAAATGCTTCCAACAGTGTCATAATCCGCACTTTATCACCACCCGCCAGCCCCATACCGATCAGAGGGAATCCAAAACGGCAACTGCCTGCTCTTATCTCTAACTTACGCAGGATGACTTCAAAGCTGGAGTATTCAAAATGATCAACTGTTTCACCTGTCTTGTTGAAGTCATACTGTGTGTATGCGTTAACTACAGTAAATCCACTCGCACCCACTTGAATATCAGCAATGGTGTAATTACCAAGCTTGTTGACATCACCTGCCTCAGTTTCCTGATCAACTTGATATGCCTCAGGAATTTCTGCTTTAATCTGTTTTGCCAGGCCGCTGCCCATGGTGTTAAAGCAATTACAGCCTTGGACGATAACGTCGAATTCACCTTGTTGGGCAAGTTTAATCAAATCGCCTTTGATGTGTATTAGTTTGTTCATAATTCTTTTCTCTTTGATTTTAATGTCCATCCCATTGCCGCACCCGAATAAAATGTCTCTGGTGGGTTGAACTTGACTCTGTTCAGTGTGAATGCTTTTAGCACGTGATCACCGTTCCATGAATTACGACTTGTAGTAATGAATCCTTTTGCTTCAAGTTCATTTCTGAGTTTTGCGTATTCGGGATGATCACCCGATGATGTTGTAGTCCACTGATGTGTGCCCTTGATAATCTTAATCAAATCCTCAGGTGTGGGATTATCTGGATTCTCAAGAGTGCTTTGGTATGTGGTTTTCATTTCACTACATACAAAACTTTCGTCAATCTCAAATATGTTTTTCATACTTCGATAATTCTATACTTAGAATGTGGATAATGTTCGTTCAGCCATTCAATCATACCGTCTTCGTAAGGAAGGAATACAGTGTGCGTTTTGTCTGCGATATAGCGTTTCATTTAAAAAATTGGTATAATATCGCCACGCTTGCGCTTGACGAATAACTTAAATTCTGCTACAAATTCTTCTTTGATCTTTAGGTCAGCCTCAGGTAAATGCTCGTTAACAAAATCAATAAAGCGATTTACCCCTGTCTCGGTTGAGAGCATTTCTAATAGATTGACTTCATACTGCGGCAGTGCGAGTTTATCAATCGTAACGGTTACACCAAAGATCGTACCAACCCCGGTCAGTGGAACCTTCATGACATGACCCCAATCAGTGTTTACAATTTTACATGAAATCATTCTGGTACTTCATTCAAAATATCTTCGCACGATTGCAGGCCGCGTTCCCATCGTGCCATCATTTTACGGAAGGCAGCAATGTTCTCACGATTGTGAAACAAGTCTCCACTCCAAATAGCGGCATCAATCTCGTCCATTGGTCCGTCTTCTAAACGATTGTAATGTTCGTTCATTTTAATCTCCTTAAAAAGGGATGTCATCATCCATATCGGCAAACACTACTGGTTTGCGCTTGGGTGCTACATAGTTTTCATCGTGGAAGTTATTGAACACATCTTGATATTCTCCTGCGCCACATCGCAGTCTGTCTTGATTATTACACAGAATTTCAACTCGTTCAAGACTTGAGTGAGGATTCCAAGGATGATGAACAGTGACATATCCATTATAGAATGTACCTTCCCAGGCGCCGTTGACTACCCAAAAGTCAAAGTGCGTGGGGCCGTGTTCTTGTCCAACATTGACCAGCAAACTTGGACAGTCTTTAGTGCCCAGCATCAGTCTCATTTTTCAATCCTCACGCAACGCATACGAGCATCGCCTTTTTTGCCTTGTGCGTCTTGTTCAAACGCAACAATAGCAGCTTCGCATTTTTCTCTATTAGTAAATTCCATAGTGGGCACAATGGTGTTAACAAAGTGTCCACTGTAAACCAATGAGACCAAAACCCAAACTGTGTTCATTCTTCAACTCCGAAATGTTCTTTCAATCTCATCCATACAACTCAATACCACTTGCTGTTGTGTAGGTGGCACAAAATGTCTAATCTCATTTGCTCTGCTACAAGCCTCCAAACATTCCTGGACAATCAACTCGGCGAAATTTTCCAGGTCTTCTGGCCATGCTGTGTGATACAAGTAGCCAGCCCCGTCTTGTTTAGTTTCAACTCCGGCCTGTTCAGCAAGTTCTTTAATTCGTTCGTTCATTCTCCAAACACCGCTTTGAAGATGATAGCTACAACAAAGCACAGCAGTAGGGTGACTAGTATCGTTGGCCAGTTAGCGCCAGAGCCCATCAGATATCCAATTGTAAATTCCATTACTCAACTCCAAAATGATCTAAAATAACATTTTTACATAAAAGCCCCGGGTGTTCACTAGTCTGCCATTCATTTGCAGCGTTAGCACACTCCCGAACAATCAACTCGGCGAACTTTTCTTTGTCAAACAAGATTATTTCGCTGTTGTAAGAGTTATACCCATCTAGTACGGGCGGTCCTTTTTCGCGTGTTGTAGCCTGTTCTATCAGTTCTCTAATTCGTTCGTTCATAATAACCCTTAAACTGCGACGGTTTCTACTTCAAGAATTTGTTGTGTAATAACAACACCACCGTATGCTTGCTGATATGTTTCAGCGACTGCCTTGATGAAGAATGTGTAAACTTTGCCTTTTGATGTGATCAATGTAAACTTCATTCTAAATCCTTTTAATCGTTTATCTGTCTGTCTAAGTATCTATTATAACAGCTTTTGGATTTAATGTCAACCTTTATTAGCCTTTAACTCAGCTTGTTGTTTGGCCCATTCTTCATCAGTCGGTCGACCCGGCTGTCTCCGTGCCCGCTGATTTGCTTCTGCTTCTGCCCATCTGCTTGCTAAGTAAGCATGAGCCGCATCACGTTCAGTTTTTGTTTCCTCTGCTGGACCACATTCTCTACATAAACTATTAGTGTATTCATACGATTTGGCAAAAATATTGTCGCAAATCAAACATTTGAATATATTCATTAAAATTTGTTTCTATTAAATAGATTTCATCCAACTTGTGCGTCAATTACACGAACCAGATCCTCTACGAATACATCTGTGACCTTTGCGTCCATTTTAATCTCGTATTTACGAATCCGGAAGAACTCAATGTCGTACATATCAGTACCTTCATTGTATACGATGTTAACTTGACCTTTCCAACGGGTCATTCCGCTGGACTTGAACTTCAATCCTGAACCAGTGTTTACTAGCTCTTTAGCACCCCAAGCAAACAGCGCCTTAGGATCAAGAATCTTGATTTGTGAGAGGATTGTTTGTGCTACGTTCATTTTAAGTCCTGTTTGTTGCTGTCTATGTATCTATTATATACCCAAACTGATTTAATGTCAAGCGAATTCGTAGAATTTTACTGTAGGATCCAGTTTTTGTAACTGAGTTGCTGCTGTCATCAATGATTTATATCGTATATTGACCTGACTACGGGACAATTCACCGTCGCAAGTGAGCCTTTCAGGGCTGAGGTCACCGTCTAAACAATCAGCGACTTCCTGACGACCTTTAGCAGTTTGGATCTCATATGGTTGACCTTTGACCATGACTTTCCAACGATTCTTTTGTTCTATGTATTTTAACAATGATAACATAAATAACTCCTGTTTGTTGCTGTCTATGTATCTATTATATACCCAAACCGATTTAATGTCAAGCCTTTATCGGCTTCATTTTAGCTTTAGTGTAGAAAATATGCTGCCCAATCTGTTGTATTTTCGCAACAGGGTCGCGCCACTTTGGGCTGACATATTCAGCATGGTAGAACATTGCCTTGTCAAGTTGAGCAACACGCTCACCTTGAAGTACTCGGTGGGCAATCCATTGACTATCCATCCAAGCTTTGCCAATTGGGGTTTCCAACTTCTTTTTCAGAGTCCAACTAAACTGACTTTTAGCGTGAATCACTTCGCATAGACTGTCACCCCACTTACCTGATTTCAAACGATTAACAGTAACTTGAGCAACCGCATACTTACCTTCCTCGCTTTCAATCCCTGCTTCATAATAGATATTTTTAGCTAAACACTTTTCATCTTTAACTGTATAGGAAAGCTGCTCAGTGGTTTGTGTGACGAATGCTTGTTTGATTTCAGCAACATCTTGGGAGATTGTAGTCAGTTGATATTGTTGAACTCCAAGAACCGCAACTAATGCGGTACAAGTTACTCCGATTAGGACTTTGCTCATTAATCATTTCCTGTGTATGTGTGTAAGAGTACATTATACACCCAAAATGATTAAATGTCAAGCGTTTTCTCGTAGGATACCTGAGTAAGGAATGTTCAACCAACGGGCGTATGTGTCTGCTTGCTCACCGATTTTTGTCAACTCAAACTTGCCAGCGAATTTCATCAGATGAAGTCCTACGCTAGGAACTGTTGCGGTCCTAACACCGTCACGGATGTTTGTGTCAACTCCTACCTTGACATCTTCGGGTTGTGCTGTAAGGTCGATAAGGATGCGATTACGTTCATAGTCGTCACGGACACGGTGCTCAACTTCATTGTGATCCATCCATCGTTGTAACATAATATTGTTCCAATCAAATCCTTGCTTCTCACGATCAGCATAAGCCTCAATCAGTCCAACTTTATTCTTGCTGCCCTTAGTGCGAACACCAGGATAAGCCGAGAACACATTGTCAGTACCATCGCCGCGCATACACTTCTCAAAAAGTACAAATTGTGGATCACCGAGTAACTTGGCTTCACTTACTTTAGTCTTCTTGTCAATTACTTTTACTGCTTTACCTTTGTCATCAAAGTAACCATCTACTGTGATAAGTTGGTCAGTGATACCATTGTACTGCTTTACCTTGTCAGTAATTAATTGCAGGTAGTCTGTGTCACTTGAAATTATAAAATGTTCATCTTCAGGATGAAGATGAACAAAGCGTGCGATAAGGTCGTCTGCTTCTGCCTTAGGGTCACGAAGTACGCTTGTGTTTGTTTTTTCTTTAAGGAACGTAGTCAATGATTCATACGTATCCCAAAATAATTGCGCTTCTTCTTTCTCAGCTACAGTTTGTGATTGAGTGTCAACTACACGATTCTTTTTATAAGGAGTATAGAAGTCTTTGCGCCAACTGCGGCCTTCGAGTAGGAATACTACGTGGATATCAGGTCCGAACTTTTTCACAATCTTGTTGACTGATGCGAATACAAGATGTAGCGCATAGCCAACTTTTTCCCAAGAGTCAGATTGTTTAGATGCCATGTGGCGCATGCGGAAGTAAAGATTTGCGGTATCGATTAGTGCGTATTTCATTTTTCTATTATAGTCGTATATTTACAAAATGTCAACCTAAGGTTAACCCATATCACGAGACTTCAGTGCGTCCGCCACCTAAATCTTTTGTACGGACCACTCGCTCGTCACGGTTAGTCGGGTCAGCTTGATTCTGCTCATAGATTTCTAAAACTATATTTCGGCAAATTGTGTGAAACCAACGATCCACAATCATTGTGTCAGTATCATCATCCTGCATTTTATAGCCAGCTTTGATCAGATTAAGCAGGAACTTGTCATTCCAATCTAATTCAAAGGAACCGTTGTGTATATTTTGTGGATCAACGTCTACACTTAGAATCGCAACATATGGATCACCTTTTGCTGTGGCCGCATCTTTTGCAGCAGTATCAATCTCCGGCTTTTTTGCTACTTCGGGAACTTTAACCTCTTTTGGTTTACGAGGCTTACTTACTTTGACAACCTTCTCAGGCTTCTTTGAAAATATATTTTTTAATTTATTGAACATTATTTACCCTATCTGTATATGTATCATGTAGCTTGAAGCTGGCAATATTTTTCCATTTAGATTCACACATTATATCA